CTTCTTTAACGTCGTAAAGAGTGATTCCGAGCGGGGCATCAGCTGCCTGCGCAACGCAAACGTGAGCGGGTACACCATACCGTTGTGCAACAGTATTAGTATAAGCCGCTCCCGGATTACCGATCATTTCAAGCTCAGCAGCGCCACCATTTTGCCAACCATTACCAGTAACAGCCACCAAAGTTCCCTTATTCAAGGGGATTGGGGTGTCCGCACCAGAAGGGGAGAACAAATTGATTACGTCATGCTCATCATATTGCCTAAATGCTTTTAGATTTGCCATAATTTAATCTCCTATTCTAAAATTTATCTTTTACCCAAAGACCAATTATCAACCTCAAAAGCCTTCTTATACTTTTCGTATACGGAAACTTCTGGGTCCGAAGCTGTGGCAGAAACAGGAATCTCTTCCTTAATCTGTTCGGCCTTATCTAAGACCTGTTCCACAACGTTTTCATCCTCATCAGAGGCTTTGGTCTCCTCAGTAGCCTTGTCGGCTTCCTTGGCTTCCGCCTTCTCTTTCAGAGAATCCTTATCCTTCGAAGACAAAAGAATTTTCATGTTCTCTTGATACTTGGCAAAAGCTTCTTCATCAATATCCTTGATTTGAGAAGCTATAACCTGTCTGTCCTCGTCGGTGAGTTCGTATGTCTCATCCATTGTGGCCATACGTTCGTTGAAAGCGTCTTGAGCAGCCCTTTCGGTTTTTTCTGCTTGGAGCTCTTCCAAAGCAGCTTTCACTTTTTCGAGTTCCTCTTGAGTAACCTTATTGGTCTCTTCGAGTTTCTCTTGGGCTTCTTGGGAAGCTTTCAAAGAGTCTTCCAACCTCGTCTTTTCCTCAGAATACTGCTCAGAAGCTGTCTTAAGCTCCTCTTCAATAAAATCAGAAACGGCAGAGGCAGAAAGCTCCTTAAGCGATTCATCCGTGATTTGTTTAATACTTGTCACTTTCATATTACTTCCTCTATTAGTTTGACTTACATCTTTTTCCTTGCTTTGGGAAAAATTTTCTTGTTTTTCTTCAATGTATCCGGGGCTTTTGTTTGCGGCTATCTCTTCAACTACCAGCTCTGAGGTCGGTATCTTTTCTATGGACACTTTTATTTTTTCCCTAAGGGAGGCTAGTTCTTCTTGTGTGTCTTTCTCTGTTTCAGAAGCTTCTGTTACTATTCCTGACACTTCTGCCGCAGGACTTTCTGTTAACCCAATACCTAACGGAACGACCTCATTAATTACATGTCTGTAAATTTTATTTCCGTTTTCTAAAATTCCATCTCCTCCAAAGGCTTTCAGTTTTTCTTCGAGGCCTTTAACAATCAGCTCATCAGCAATTATATTACCGCCTTCTATATTCTTTTCTTCCTCGGATAATTCCACGATATTATAATCTGTGAAACCCAGCTCCCAAGAGGCGCTAACTTTCATATAGTTATCGCTAGTTGGATCCGCGCTCTCTTCTATATAATCGGCCATTACCGGATTTACTACTCTCCATATAACACCACCTAAGGTAACATTGAAAGGAGCAGACATCCGAGAAACTTCTTCTACAGTCATAGGTCTATCTGTTCCAAACTCAGAAAACCCAGCGGTAAGAATGGTTCCGATAACCCTGTCTCTGTTATGCTCTATGTTAATAGGTTTGTTTTTAAAGTTTTCATACATTGACAAAGCCGTTTCAGTGTTTATAACGTCACCGTTTTTATTAACCCTATTTGCAACGAAAGCGTTGAAAGCTATCGGCAAAAGATCAACATCTTTATCTGTATCTACTTTGGGAACAAACTTTTCTAGGTCGACAAGAGAAGCTAAAGCTAAATACTTATCCTTCTCTTCTGAAACAACAGGTTTAACCTCCGAACTAAAGATCGTTACATATTTTGGTTTTTTCATTGGTCTTATTCTGGGTCGGGAGCCTCTTGTGTATCCGTAACCCCATCTTTGTTGTAAAGTCTCTGGCTATCTACGGCAGACAAGTCTACGTCGGTCTCTTTGTCTCCTACCTCAACTCCATCAATGTTTACCACTTCACTAATTGTAAAATCTACAACGTCTCCAGAAGCAGCTGTGATATCCACATCTTTCCAGCTATCCTCTGCTGTATGAATTCTATAAACTTCGTTTACTTCAGCCATTGTTCTATACTCCTGAATTCAATTACACCTCAAACCAGTGATTTGCCTGTGTTTTTTTGTAATCCTCTATGTATAATTCATCCATGGAAGAAATGTATAAATTATGAAGAATAGTTCCTTCTAACTCTTTTCGCGCTGTATCTCTTTCTTCTTCGCTCAAAATTAAATTAAGAGACGTGTCATATAGATCTTTTTGAAAATGGTTTCTTTTAAGTTTTAAGAAGTTGTTCACATAAGCTATGCCTTGTGGAATAGCGTTAATCCCTTCTGTAACTGGAGCATTTAAAAATACTTTTTTAAGTTGTGTTATGTTGGTTCTTTGAGTTGGGTGAAGCTTATTGTGGGTATGTCCTTTATTTTTTAGATACTCAATAATTTTACTGGAAATACTTATAGCTAGATTTTGCTCGTCGCTTAAACGAGAGTCTTCAGGAAAAACCATACCTTCGATAGTCTCTATCTCTAATTTTGCCAGCACTTAAAAATATTACACGCAATTAAGCCAAATCCCCTAATTTCTTAAGTTCTTTGAGTTTGGCTACTGGACGAGACAGTCCTCCTATTGTGCTATAAACAGTTAGACCATCCTTATCGCCACTATATATGCCCCTATGAACCGTGCTATTCTTTTTCAATATTCTAGAAAGCTGATCGTATGCTTGATCTAGGTTTCTTTGTGGCGTATTGTCTAACGCTTCCTTACCGCCAACTATGATTACTCCAGCGCAATGCCCCGAAGATAGGTCAATGCCTCCAGAAAGAATATTTCCTTTTAAATTGTCTCTTACTGCTCTTGAGATGCTAACCGGATCCTTCCAGTCTTTGACTGGAGCAGCCCCAAACACCATTAACCCAGAATTTAAGACACTCATATAATCTTTTGAGTCAAAGGCTGTGTACGTGCTGTCTCTGGCCGCGGTTAAATTAAACAAATGAAAAAGACCCGCCATACTGCTATTCGCAGTTTGCCAAAAATTAGAAACCACTAACCCCGGATAAAGCTTACTTATTCTTTCGTTATCTACTATAATTAAAGGAGAGACTAATCCATCTTCCACTAAATCATAGGCTTTTTCAAGAGCCTTGTAAGCGTTAGCGTTAACCTTTTTGCCTTCTGAATATTTTGGCAAAGCAATAATAACGCCCACTTGAGGTTCTATGCCTAATGATTTTTGTAGTTCTATAGAAGTATGAACCAGAGGAACCATAGTACCTGCTCCAGTTCCTCCGCCTGCGCCAACGCAAACAAAAGTTCTATCAAATTCATCACCAAAAGAATACCTAAGAAAATCTAAAATATCCTCTTCTTTCTTTTCGTATATCTTCGTCGCTTTTTTTGGGTCTTTCCCTGCTCCTCCTCCGCCAATACAAAGTTTGTTGTCTAGCTTAACAGTATTAAGGTCCTGAGCGGCGGTGTTAATTGCTGCTATTTTTCTATAGCCTAATTTGCTAAACGTCTCAGCGATTCTACTTCCACCTTGACCGGCTCCAACAAAAGAAAATTTGAAAGCTACTTCAACAGCGTCTTCTACAACTTTTTTTTCTTCGTCTTGCGCCGTAGGTATAGGAATATCAGGAAGAGAAATATCTGCTCCTAAATCCTCGTCGTTATACTCTGTGATGTCTTGTGTTCCTTCGTTCATAAATCTATCCTACTGTTGTATAAAATACTGGCCAAATAATCATCTACTTGATGATCATATGAAATACTCCTTATCTGATCTATTCTTTTTTCGTTTTTGTCTATTGGAGATTTGATATACTCTCCCACTTTGGTCTCCCAGTTTTCCGGGTCTTCGTTTGCTATAATTAATTCAGAAATTTGTGAAGCAACTTCTTTTTGTTGTTTTCCTAGCTTTCTCTTTTTGTGAAGCTTTCTAAGCTGAGACTCTACTTCTGAATTTAATTTTTGAGCATTAATTAAATTATCTTTAATTTTATCTAAACTAAATTTAAACTCGGATGCACCTATTGGGCTAACTTTTTTTGTTGTTTTGGGGGTTCCCGTTCCTTCTGGTCTTCCGTTTTCTTTAGGACCGTCTTGGGGCATATTAACAACCTTGTTGTTTTCGGGGGCTTTGTTTTGCTGGTTGATTTCTGTTATCTCCTTGTTGCTATCGTTATTGAGTTTTTGAATTTTCTGATTGCTATGGGGGCCACCAAGAACGGGTTCGTAAAGCCCTTTGTCTCTCAGGCTTCTGTAGCTTTGTTGAGACTCTTCTGATTCTGAAGGGGTTGGAAGTCTTCCGCTCTCTATCGCGCTTACTCCTTCCTCTGGGGTAAGAATACCGAGCTCAATAAGTCTCGTATAGATTCTAGAATATGTAGCTTCGTCCTTAAGGTCTATGTCTTCAAAATGTGGCTCAGGATAACTTTTGAACCCTAGAGATTTAGATATTTTTTTGATTTCCGGCAGCAAGAATTCATCCAAAAAAGCTTCTCTACTTTGTTTTAGTCTTTCAATAAATACCTGTATCTTAATTTGAGCGTTAGCGAATTTTTCATCGCCACTTAAAAGAATATTATTCAAACCAAATTGTATGTCTTTGTTAACGACCTCGTATTTAGCCGGATTTAATATGGCTCCGATATTAGGCACTACAAAATCCGCTTTGGTAGTATAGTCTGCAATAAGCACCCTTCCGACAGACTCGTTCTCAAAAAGTTTTTGCATAGCTTCTAAATTCTTTTGATTAACTCCTCCTCTTTCTGGGTCTGTACCCATGGTTACCAATAGAACAGCTTGCTGCATGGTGCGGCTAATTGCCATATCCATTTTTTTAAGCTCGGCTTTCCAGTTTATGTCTTCTAGGACAGGGTATCCCATAGGAACTGAGAACGGCTCATAGTCTTGCTTCTTATAAAAAATAGCCGTAACCTTATCTTTCTCTAGGGGGATTCTTATTTGGGTGCTCTTCCCATCTTTGATTTGTTTTTTTGTTTCTGCGGGAAGATTTTCTAGAACCTGTTTGTCTTCTTCTGTTCTTGGGTTTTTTAACCTTTCTAATTCGTAGTCGGATAGACTCTTGTAATAAGAAGCGTTTGTGAAAGAGATGTTTCCCGCCATTAAAATATCGGCCGGGTTAAGTAATACATACCTCGAGGCTATCTTACCTTCTTTTTCCTTGTCTAGGAGATCTGCATATGTTTGGTTAATTTTTAGAAGGTCTGCCTTTTGAAGTTTGGAGAAAAATCTATAAATATAAACATTCCCCGAACGATAATATTCTCTAAAAAACTTATCTTGAAAAGACCTAATATTTACCTTCTTGAAAAAAGCTTGAAAAAAGTCTCTAGCTTTTTTGTTTGCTCCTGTAAAATAGACTGGGCTACAAGAGAACTCCGTCATTAAATCAATAGTGTTTCTAAATATAGAAAAATTGTAATACGCTTTTTGACACAAGATTACCGCATCTCTTATATCAAGACTGCTTTGCGTATTGTATTTTCCTCCTGTGTATTTGAACGGCACCATGCCGTCATCTATGTTTTTAAATCTATTGGTTCTTTCTATTCTGGCAGACTTGTTTGACCTAGTTCGTGTAGCGGCCGCTGCGACAGATTCGTTCTCATAGGAAGCCATCAATGGCTGCGTTTGCAGAATTCTGGGCGTATTCTTTGTAGCGACTTTCTTTTTTGCTGCCATATTCGTATAATCTTACACAATATAGACAGAAAAGTGGCGAATATAATTCGCGTATTTGTAATTTAAGTTAATTCGTAACCCGGAATAGGATGGATAGCCATTTTTTTTAAGTATAATTGTTTCATGACCCGACCCATGTCTGTAGAAGCCACTAGAGAACCGGGCCTACCGTATTTTTGGTAATGAGTCGCGAATCCCGGTACGGCTTTGATAGCCACTCCGTCTCTATAATGCAAAGTCCACCACGTTAGAATATCATCGTAATTTGAAATATCTTCTCTAAAGAAAACTCCATCTTCTGGAATCAAACTTGCCAGTACCAAAGTTGCCCAAGGACCAAAGGTTAAATGAGTTGTCCTCGTATTTGTGGTTATGTACCCATCAAAAGTCGAAGCGTCACCTTCTACTTTTTCCATTTTAACCCATTCTCCATTTTCGTTTTGTGTTTGTTCAACGAAGTCACCAAAGACTATTGGGTAATCTTCTGATAATTCTGGTAGCAAGCCGGATATCCTTTGTTCGCCCATTGTATCGTCAGAGTCCATAAAACAAATTACTGGATATTCGGTTTTATATTGCAGAGCTAAAGAGCAGGCTTTGTTTTTTGCAACTCCCACTATAGGGGCTTTTTCAAACTTTTGATATACAACTCTATCGGCTGAGGTTGTGGTCTTGTATGTATCTACAAGTGATTCTGTATTGTCTGTACTTGCGTCGTCACAGAATATCATCATCCACTTATAACCATTGAAAGCTGTCTCTATGCTAGCGAAACAGTCATTTAAATATTGCTCACAATTGTATGAAGAAATTAATACCTGTATCCCTGTGTTAGCTTCCACTTTACTTATCTTTCCATTGCATCCAGAAGGAGTTGTTGGCTCTCATTTCCTCGTAAGTAAATTTCTCGAATCTCTTATCGGAGAAATGTTTTCTTATTCCTGATAACTTAACCCTTAATTCTTTAGGAGTATTTCCTTCTATATCTATTTTTAATTCGTTTCCAGAAACATTGAGCCCGCAGCAGCATGGCTCAGAAGATGTATAACTTATGGGCTGTATTGTATTAGGCTCACAAACATGGATGTAGTTCTTGTCTATGTTAACTATTATTTTGTTTTTACCTTCTGTTTGTATTACCATTATTTCATCGAATCTTACGTCAGGCATTTCTACGCAAGATAATGCGATATAAGTTCCTTCGTCAGGACTATCTACAATTGCATATTTACTACCATTTTCTCCGGCTGGACCTTGAGCACCAGTTTGTCCTTTCTGTCCTTTAGCGCCTTGCGGACCAGT